TTCTAGAGCAACAACTCGTACTTGAGAAATGTGGGAAGCGTCTCTCAATTCTATAGACTTGAGTCTATAAATGACGGGTCCGAAAATTCTATTGATTGTCCATACATCAAACTCCGCTTCTGGCAACGAACCCGTAAACCCAAAGACATGTTTGCAATTCATCTTCTTTATCAGTTTTGAAATCTTTTGTGCACTCGCACATTTATGGCATTCGTCTACAATAACGACGTCAAACGTTTTGAGTACAGACAAATCTTGCTTTTCTGATAAAAGAATTTGATTGTTTGCAATTACAATCTCTGTTGATTCGTATTCGTGGCTACCAGTCCATCGAGAAAAAAGCTCAGGCGAAATCCCGTAATCTCCAAAGTCTTTAAATGTTTGCTGTACTAATTGAATATCCGGTACAAGAATTAGCACCTTCATACCTTTTGCACGCACAAGCGTATTTGCTAGTAAACCAATTACTAGCGTTTTTCCTGCAGAAGTTGGAAGAACAATAACACCTTTACCTTGTTTTAATGCTTCTTTGACAGTTTCGTCTTGATATTCTCGTGGAGTCAAGTTGAGGGGTAAATATGTCTCTGCTAGACCTTTAGTGTTGAGCTCAGAATTGAGTTTTTCTGATACTTTAATCCGAGCAGACGGAAACTTGTTTCGAATGGTGTCGCAAAGAGTTTCAAAGAAAGGGGCATCAAAACAGCCAATGTTGTTGATGGCATATTTTCTCGTTGGTATATTTCTTCCAAGCCGGCGTCGGAGGAATACTTGATTCTTATCTTCAGCAGAAAATATTTCTCTAATTTCGGACAAGTTGGGGGAGGTAATGCACGGTAATCTTTTTGTAGTATGAAAATCGAACTCTATTTCCATTAGGTTGTCTCCAAAGTAATGATTTTGGTTAGATTATTTAATCCGTACTGGGCGTCTCTGAAATTCATTTCAACCTTTGTGAGATACTCTACAAGAAGTTCGTGATCGGCAATTTCGATCTCAATCTTTTGCATTGTATCGTGACTCCCCACTGCTTCAGCAATTGTTTTAGCTGTTAAACCGACAGGGGATTCTTCTTCAATTTTTTGTCTAATCTTCTTTCCGACAATCTGTTTGTATCTCGTCAGTTTTTGAATCTGTTGCTTATGAAACATAAGGCGCCCTACCCAATAATGTCGAACAGACGCAATATTCATTTGAGAGTCCTTAAGATTCAATTCATCAAATTTTAGAAACTCACTTACAGCCTCGTGATACTCAAGAAAAAGATCTGCTAAGGGTTTTTCACTCATTTGAAAATTATACGTTCAAACCAAAACAATTCAACGCAGGATTTCAGGCTTAAGGGCTTTAAAGGGACTCTTTAAAGTCTTTATGAGTATCTTTAAAGATTAAGCTATTTTCCGGTAAAGGAGATTGAAGGGAGGGAGGTCCCCCCCGGTAGGAGAGGACCTCTAAAAGTTTAAGCTTTTTTCCGTACAAAGTGAGTCTCAGTCGGGTTTATCCAAGCTTCAGATATTTCTATCAAGTTCTCTCGGTTGTCCTGTAAGAACAATTTGCTTGGTGGTCCTGGCGAATGCCAGACAACGGTCACGCTAGTTATGCGCGCATCGAGATTTGTTTTTGGGAAGAGACAATTTGTTTATTCCGCTACCGGAACCCGCTATTACGCTCTGGTTTGTTCTATCTTCTCTGTTTGTATTTTTGACACAAACAGACTATATGAATAAAGAAATATTACAAAACTCATTTCTTAAGTCAACGGAACGCTTAAATATTGTTATGAAATTTGAAGAACTTGTTCAAATTGTTTTAAAGGAAGAATCGGTTTCCGGCGGAGAAGGATCTGTGTTTGGAGCGAACGTGGGAGCCACAGCTACTCCAATGAGTGGAGACAATTATGCTCCCGGAGATGCCAGAAACCTTTTTGGCAATGTATTTTCTGGTGTGCTGACTCGGTCCGGCCTTAAAAAAAGTAAAAAGAACAAGAGAAAACGCAAAAAGTCATATAAAAACAATTGATATGGACTTGGGGCATTGGACTCTTTCTGAAGGTGTAGAATATAAACCAAACGCATTTGGCTTTGTTTATATGATAACAAACACTGTAAATGATAGGAAATATATTGGTAAGAAGCAGTGTTTGTCTAAAGTAAAAAGACCGCCACTGAAAGGAAAGACTCGCAAAAGAAGCACCCAAAAAGAATCAGATTGGAAGTCTTATACGGGATCATCCACCGAATTGAATAGTGATATTGCAAAATACGGCAAAGAGAATTTTGTATTTGAAATTTTAGAATGGTGTGGATCCAAATGGGAATTAGGGTATAAAGAAATCAAAAAACAATTACACTACGACGTATTATTGAGCGAACAATTCTACAACGGCATCATGCACGTGCGTATCGGTAAACCACCTAAGGATTTTACAAATGACAAAAAACTTTCCTAAATCTCGTATTTGCGTTATTGATATAACCCAGGCGTTTGAGCACGGAATCAAGGAAGCAATCCGTTTTTGCAACCAAAACAATATACTTCTCAACTCCGCAGACGGAAAACGATTGCTCCTTAATTTTTGCATTAAATCGATGCAACAATCGTTTAAGAACACAAAGAGCCCTTTTCAAAAAGTAGTATGTTTTGGTTCAAGGCCAAAAACAGAACGGATTCGAGAATTTATTCAAAACCATGTTAATACTCTGATGAGGTATTTTCCGGTTCCTTATTGCGGAACGATTGAACTTAACTCTCCAGACTTGGAAGCAGCAGCAGAAAGCAGCCTTCAGAAACTGAAGGCTGCTCGGAAGTTTATAAACTATACGGAGAAGGTTCTCCGATTTAAAAGCTAAATCAGGCTGCGTCTGGATCGATTAAGGACGGAGTATCCTCTCCGTAACACTTTCCGTTTTCCTTTACATACAACTGAATCTGAGGAATACGGAGATCTGGTGGCCCCTCCAGTGTAATAATTGCCGGACAATCTTCTGTCGGGAAAAAGGCTTTTGTGTTCCGTTCGTATGATTGAATTAGTGCTCGAAAGATGTTATCGATTTCCTCTCTATATACTAAATCGATATCTCTAGTGTTGTCGTCCTTTGCCTTCACGGGAATGTCTGGATGGATAGGCAAATAAAACACTACATCAAAGTACTTCAGAGCAATGGCTGCGAGCGTTTTGCAGTCAATAATAAACTCTTCGCTGAATCCTTCTGTTCCTTTTGCGTAATGCCACAAGGTATATGCCATATTATCGATAACACAGCGATCGAAAATAAGAAAGTCTTCCCCATCAACACACGCCTGTTGCACTTCGTCTACTAACGCTTCCAAGATGATCTTTTGTGTTTCTTTTGTCGCGTTTTTGTTTAGCGTGAGCCCTTTTTCTTTAATGATATCTCGGTACGTTTTCTGTGGCCGTTTGTACATAGGCCATTTCTTTAAAAACTCTTCGATGAGAGTAGACTTACCTACGTTTTGCGAACCGATTATAGCTATTTTCATAATTTTGTTTTGATAAAAGAATTACACGGACAAAGCTTTATCCCAAATCAAGAGATGCAAGCGCGGACTAAAATTGACATTCATAGCTTTGGCGTATGCTACTACGGCTTCTGCTCTTTCGATGTGTTCTTGTCTCGAGCCGCAGCAAGGCATAAACCAAATACGATGAACAGGCACATTGATCCGGTTTGAATCCTGAACATATTTCTGCCAAATTTCTTCAATATCCCGGTCTGATGAAATAACGAATTTAAATCCAGACTCGTTACGAGCATGCCACCGAAGAGCTTCAGGCTTATACGTCTTTTCTTCTGGATCTCCGTTGCTGGTAAGTTTAGGCGAAGTAGTAAATGTCGCTCCCCATTTTTCGACCCAATCGTTAGATGGCACCAACGTCGCGTTGGTTTCAAAATCGATATAGGGAAGGAAATCGTATCGCTCGACAAACGCTTCGATGAACTTCAGTAGCTGCTTTTCTTGAATTAGAGGCTCCCCGCCTGTTAATTTAAAGATGGCTCCGTGTTGTAGATGAGTATGAAAGTTTTGTTTTTCCATCAGCTCAAAAATCTCTTTAAACGTGAGTTTGTTTTTAACAGACCACGACACGTACGAATCGCACCCATGTGGAGAATCTTTGCTCGCGAAATTAATACACGTAAGATTACACATAGCCATCCGCATAAAGACTGAAGGCCGACCTACATACTCCCCCTCTCCTTCGATTGTATAAAACAACAAATCATTACTCAAGAAAAGGGTTTCTGTTTCGATATTAATATTACTCATTGCTAGATTTTATATCAGTTTTTGAAGAAATCAAGCCTCGTCAAAATAATCCTGCGCCGTAACCTGATGAATGTTCTCCCCAAACGTCTTTAGAATATCTCTCGACCACGGCTCTTCATAACTATCTTCGATATAGAATTCGACGTGCTCCAACTTGATATCCGGACTGATTGCTTTAAGCTTCGTGGCCGTTTCAATCATTTCCTTGCATTCTTTCTCGTCGATATCGGCAAATACGTTTACAGAGCTAGTAAATAGCAAAGCCGAGATAATTTGATTTAACTCTGCCGCGGTTAATGTTATGTTTAATGGATTTTCCATGACACCATTTTCTGGTGCAATAGAAAAAAATCAAGCTTTTAAAATTCTATGAATATCTTCTACTTGAAGTCCGTCCGCATGGGCTTCATCCAATAGTTCGTAGACTTCTTCAATGACATCATTGATGCGCTCTCGGTAATCGACTATCTTTTTATAT